CTACGACAACTTATCTGAATGTCCATTTCCACAGTATAGCAGGTTAGCCATTTTGTGTCAATAAAAAACCCGCCGACGGCGGGTTTTGGGAAAGTTTCTAATATATTAGAAACGATGACGAATACCAACGCCCATTACACGAGCATCTGCCCATGCAGCATTAGTACGGTTGACACCGTCGTTTGTGTAGTTAGTGTCTTTGACAGCCGCATACAAGTCAGTACGCTTGCTCATTGCATGGCTAATACCTACTGCCCAGCTGGCTGTTTCTGCACTACGGTTTCCAACAAAACTATGGTCAAAATGACTGTAGCTGGCCATTAGTGTGTTACCTTTGCCCATTGGCATTGTAGCACCAATGCTGTAGCCTTTATCTTCTTTGGTTACTGCATCGCTGTTTTCTACACGATTCCATTGTGCAAACATCTTGGCTCTTTTTAGATCCACACTTATACCTGTGATTACAGATGTCATATTATGACGTCCTGGGCCCATATCAACTTCTTGCCAAGTTGCTGTAAAACCAACTGGACCTTGGAACATCATACCGCCAAGACTTTTACCGCTTTGCTTAGTTCCAAAAGCATCATCTTGCACGCCAGCTGAATAAACCCCAGTTAAAGCAACAGGACCAGCATTAGTTTTTACTAGTACTGCATTGTTCCAGCCAGTATCTGATCCACCGCCGCCTAGGTTATAATTACTGGCACCAAAACGCTGTGTAACCATTGGACTAAACACAAAACTATCACTTAGTGCGTTAAACGCAATAGTTGAAATAAAGTATGGTGTGGTTACACGACCAGCTTGTACTTCGCCTGATTTATTGCTCAAACCAACATAAGCGTTACGAGCAAACATATTGTCTCCGTTGAAACGACCTTGTTGAGCAGTATCTGGGCGTAGAAATTGCTCAAGCACGACATTGGCTTTAACGCCATGACCTAGGTCTTCTGAACTACGAATTCCTATATAACTAGTAGTCATTCCACCGCTGCTAATTTGAGTTGGTGCTTTATTATTAGTATGACCAACATATCCATCTACCAAGCCATATAGACTAGTTTGGGCCTGTGCTGCGGTAGCAGCTCCAGCAATCAATGCTGCTAATAAAAGTTTTTTCATCCTTTTTTCCTTTTTAAAATCATATACAAACTTATATAGTTGTAGTTATCTGTTATTGTACATGTAGATAGTATTTAAATCAAGTATAACGGTAAGATATACTACACTATAACTCATTTTGTTGCTAAAAAGCAACAATGTTATAAAAAATATTTTGAATTGACATAAGGTAAATAGTATACTATGCCAAGATTAAGCCTTTGGAAGAACGAAAAGACCAATGATTATCATTTCATGGACAAGGTTATCCGTGAACAATTTCTTGTTGGTGGCACTGCCGTTCTAATCCACAAATATTTGCAGCCAGCGGATCAGGGTGCCAGCAATGATCCAACTAAACCTAATCATAGAGTAGAAAGCAAATTAGACGAAACTAAAATACAAGACTTGCTTCTACTTGAAAACAGAGATCGTATATATGACCCCGATGTCTATGAACTACGTGGCGTTTATAATGTGGGAGATCAAGATTTTGATCTAACACAGTTTGGTTTATTTTTAAGTGCTGATACTATATTTGTAACGTTTCATACCAATGACATGGTGGAACGCATGGGACGCAAGCTCATGGCGGGAGATGTAATCGAGTTACCCCATGTTAGAGATGATTTACTGTTAGATCAAACTAAGCCTGCTATCAATAAATTTTATGTTATACAAGATGCTGCTCGTGCTGCGGAAGGATTTAGTCAAACTTGGTATCCACATATATGGCGCATCAAAGCCAGTCCAATGACAGATGCTCAAGAATATAGAGACATATTGCAGCAAAAAGCAGACAATGGTATAGACACGCTTAAAGATGCCTTAAGCACATATCAGCGTGAGCTGGAAATAAGTAATGCTATTGTAGAGCGTGGTGAGCAACTTGCTCCTACAATATTAGACGACGGTGATAATATCATACAGGATGTTAGTAAGAAATATCAAACAAATGCTGACACTACATATAACCATGGTGAAGCGTTGAACGAAGGTTTAAGTTTTCCATTGCTACCAACTCAGGGAGAATTTTTCCTGCGTACAGACTACAGCCCTCCCACATTGTTTGTATATAGAGGAACACGTTGGCAACGTATGGAAACACCAAATGGTCCCGTTAATTTACGTGATCGCGTGCTTAATGCTGCACCATTTATCAACAACACCGCAACCACTGTAATCGGCAGTGAAGAAATGCCCGAGCGTCAAGCCCTAAGCCAAGTTATTAAACCTAAAACGGACTTTTAATCATGCAATTTTTCTACGACGAACAATTAAGAAGATACCTAGCACAGTTTATGCGTATACTTGGTGGATTCAGTGTAAAAACTGGTAAAGACCGCAACGGACAAGAAACTTATATCCAAGTGCCTGTTCGTTATGGTGATATTAATCGCATGGCTGCTCACATAATGAAAAATCAAAGTGAGAACATGATTAACACTGTGCCGTTTATCAGTTGCTATATCACTGATATGACCATGAGTGCTGAGCGTAGGTCAAACCCCACACATATTAGCTCTCTTCAAGTGTATGAAAAGAAATTTAATTACCAAACAGGTACATACGAAAGTGACACCATTGGGAATTCTTATACTGTTGAAAGATACATGCCTGTTCCCTATGATTTAACAGTTCAGGTTGATATATGGACTAGTAATACTGAACAGAAATTTCAGTTAATGGAACAATTATTAGTTTTGTTTAATCCTAGTATTAATTTAAAGACCAATGATAATCCTTTTGATTGGAGTAATTTAACTTACACAGAATTAGTTAACATTGTTTGGAGTGTTAGACAAGTTCCCATGGGAACAGATGACATCATTGACGTTGCTGCCTTAAATTTCACACTTCCAATATTAATAAATCCCCCTGCTAAAGTTAAACGCCAAACTCTTATACATTCTATACTCAATGAGATACGTCGCCTTAAAGAGAATGAGAAATTCGATTGGTTGCCTAGTGATCCTATACCCAACAAAGAGTGGGTCATAGTAACTTTTGAAAATCAAAAACTACAAGTAAGAATAGATGGTCCACAAGCAATCATACTAAATCAAGCAGGTGGACAGACAACCCCCAGTGGTGATTTGTTAACTTGGGAAGAAGCCTTGCGCCCCTATGGTGAATTAAGATTAGGTATAAGCAATTTACGATTACGCCGTGGGCAAGATCCTGAAGATTACAGTAAAGATATTATAGCAACAATAGATAATGTAGATCACGCTGCGCCCAACATTGCTTATATTACCATAGATGAAGGCAGTTTGCCCAGTGCCACAGAGGGAGCGATTGATGGAATCATTAATCCTGTAAGAACTGCCCCAGGACGTGGCTTACCCGCAGCAGCGACTAACCAACGCTACCTTGTGTTAGAAGATGTACCCAATGTAACAGAATGGGGAGTAACAAATGCAGTTGCAAATGACATTATTCAATATAACGGAAGTGCATGGACGGTTAGTTTTTCAAGTATAAGTAACAATAGTGGCATTGTGCTAAACGCAACAACAGGTGTTCTATATGAATGGCGTCGAGGGCAATGGATTAGTGCAGTGGCTGGTACATATCAAAATGGTTGGTGGAGATTATATTTGTGAAACAATTTAGAGGAGTTGGTGCTATCATTGTAAGTGAACATTCAGGTAAAGTATTAACGGTACTGAGATCGCCCAAAGAAAGCCATCCTAACACATGGACGTTTGCAGGAGGTCGAGCCGAGCACAATGAGTCAACATCCGATACACTAGTTAGAGAACTAAAAGAAGAATTGCAATTAACAAAATTTAAAAAAATATTACCTTTACATAGATATCAAAGTAGAAGTAAAGATTTTATATACGATACATTTATTGTATTGGTTAATAAAGAATTTGTCCCCGTCCTTAATTGGGAAAACAGCGGCTACGCATGGTCTGATATTGAACATTTACCAAGTCCATTACATCCCAAGACAAGACAAATGATGAATTCATCGCGATTGATTGATAAATTTAAGAATTTTTGCAATTGGGTAGATAAGAAAAATGGCAGCAGAGATAATTCAATTTCCAAGGAAACAACCTCTTA